AAATCGCCGCCGTTCCCATAAAGGAGATTCCGATGTCTGAGCATAATTGTGAGCAGAATTCTGAATTCATTGATATCTATTCGATGATGCGGGAAGCTTCCGAGCCTCCTGAGACCGTCCTCCTTTCTCCTTCCCGAATGAATGTGTGGCTCCGCTGCAAACGTCAGTACTATTGGAGCTATTACATGCACCTGGCGAAGAGTGGGAAATCTTCTCCTTTGGGTGTTGGTCTCCTCGTAGGTGAAACCCTGGCCAACTATTACCGCCTGCCTTTCTTAAAGCGTTCCCAAGAGATCATTCCCGCATGCTTCGAGAAAGCCTGCATCAAATGCAAGCCTGATTATCTTCAGCAGAAAGATATTGATCCCTCAGCGGAATCGGTCGAACTCTGGGAAGGGATCATGAAAACTTCCGCCAGGGCGTTGGATCGCTACCATGAATGGGCGGTTCCGTATGATCGCAAATTCCGTCGCCTGGAGGTTGAGACTAATCATATCATCCCATTAACTAATAAAATTTCTCTTCAAGCTCGTCCTGATGGACTTGTGGAAGAGCAAGGTCAACGTATCCTTCTGGAGCACAAATGCCGAGGAGGTTATCGTCCTGGGGATTTTGGCCTCGATGTTCAGTCAATGGCCTGTTGTCTCACTTCGGAAGCCATCGGAACCTACTACAACATCATTCTCTATGAGAAGATGAGCAATAAGTACATTCGCCAACCTGTGATTCGCTTTGAATCCGGGTTGAAAATCTTCCAGCAGATGTTCATCGATATAGGTACGGAGATTCTGGAAACGCCTCCGCGCCGCCTGCATCCTCACGCTTTCAAAAGGTGTTCATGTGACTTCTGGGAGCTGTGCCTGGCCGTGATGTCTGGTACAGACTTGGAAACACTGGTCAACGATCTCTACCATGTCTATACCCCCACTTCAGCTCAGGAGGTGCTGGTTATGGATTGAAGTGAAACAACAGGAATCAGTATAAGGAGGGACACACAAATATGCCTATACCCGCAACCAAAAAAGTAATCAAAAAGAAGGTCGATCCGTCGAAGGTGGCCGCCATTCTGGGAGAGCCCTTGCAACAAGCTACGGAGCCTGCTGTTCCTCAAGTGGAACCTCAGGAAGAACTTCAGGAAGAACCTCAGGAGGACCCTATCGAAGAGACTCCTGAATTGGATGGCCCGGCTACCGAGGAGGAAAGCTTAGAGGAACCTGATGCAACCGTTCAAGAATCAGCAACAGAAGAAGGAGGCCTTCAAACGGTCTCAGAAGCAGAAACGGAATCGCCGGAAGGAGCATCCCCGAAACCAAAGAAAGTCGCCCGCCCTAAATCCTCGGTAAAGCCTGTCAATCCCTCCGCATACGGATTCCAGGTCATGACTCGGAAGCCGGAGGATAAGGTCTCCTATTTGAACCTGTTGATCCACGGCGATCCAGGATCGGGAAAGACCCGCTTCGGGGGAACCATGATTCAGGCTGGATTGAAAGTCTTCTACCTGACCTTTAAGGAGGACGAAATCCAGACCCTTGACCGCATGGGTGTGCATGGTTATGACTATGCGATAGTCAAGGACTACACCAAGTTGTGGGATATCTACTTGATGCTCCGGGCCAATCAACCGAAGTATGAGGGCATCGTCATCGATGGGTTGGGTGATTTGCAACAAGCAGCAAAGGATCGAGAGCTGGCTGGAGGCAAAGAACGAGAGCTGTCCAAGATGAAGGATTTGATGCTGGGCAATACCAAGATGAAGATCAACAACTGGGGAAACTTGTTGGAGATGACTCGGCACTTCATCGATCCGGTCCTGGAACTCCCGAACATTCATAAGATCGTGACATGCATCTCTGAAATGGATGAGGACCCCAAAACAGCCAAGATGAAGCTATACCCTGGATTGCAGGGGAGTATGCAACAGATCATCAATGCTCACTTTAGTGTGGTCGGCTACACTTACCGGACCCTGTATGAAGGGACCAAGGAACTGTTCTGCTTGACCACGGCCTACCATCAGTCCATATCCACGAAGGATCGGACTGGAGTTGATCGGGTGTTGGTGAGTCCTCAATTCAAGACATTCTTGGATGCACTCGAAGGAAAGTATCCGCCGCTGACTCAACAACAGCAGCTTCTCAAAAATTCCTTGATCATCAAAGCACCCGAGCCGATCAAGAGCAAGGAGGATTAGGTGAAAGACATCGCCCAGATCAAAGAGCGGATAGCTGAAATAGAGGGGGATGCCCTCTACCAATCAGGATTAAAGCATCCGATTACTACCGACGAGAACGCTCCTTTAGCCTTGATACAGGTCTCCTATGAGACTGAGATCAGGACTCTTCGATGGGTTCTTGCGGATTCCTATCCAATTCCGATGATTCCACCCGCAAATTAAAATATGGAGGTGAAGCACATCCAATTAAAACATCAAACATAGCTACGCCATTCTCGAACACCAAATACCAAATGTCAAATCAAATAAAGGAGAGAAAAAATCTATGCCAGAAGTAAAAAAGACAAAGACCGCTACTCCTGCTGCCGCTGTTGCCCCTGTGGCTGCGCCTGCTGCTGCGACAAAGAAGGCTCCCCCAACGGCTAAGGCTGCTCCGCCTGCCGCTGCTGCAAAGGCTGCTCCTGCAACTCCTGCAAAACAGAAGGCCGCTGCTCCTGTTCAGCCTCCTCCCGACACCAGTGCCGGAATGTGGGAAATTCCGTTCCCCCCGGATGCTGATTTTGGCGGAGGTATGCCAGAAGGGACTTTCCTGATGCAGTGTATCGATGAGCCGAAGAGTGGCCTAACAGCCAAACAGAAGCCCCAGATCATCTTCCAGATGGAATGCGTTGATCCCGCTGCTCCTGACTATGCCGGAAAACAGCAGAGAATCTACTGTTCGATGGAGCCGAGAGCCTGGTGGTTCATTTGCAACCTACTGGACAAGATGGGAGTGCCTTACGAGATCGACAAGGTTCGCCTTATCTTCAAATTCAACCGCATGCTTTGCGTAGGTAAAGTGGTAAAGTGCGTGTTTGAAGCTGGCGACAATGGCCGGAATCGTATCAATGGCATCCTGGGCGCAGAAGAGGGTGTGGAGAACCTGTCCGGGGTTGCAACCGAGGAGGCTGGCGAGACGGTTCAGTGTCCCGAATGCGGAGCTGACATTCCTGCCGACGCCAAGTCCTGCCCGAACTGCGGTGTTGAGTTTGTAGACGAATAACAAATTCCACATCATAGTTTTCCCGGGGTATAACTAAAGAGGAGGGTGGGAGACAACAAGTGAACCTCCTACTCCCCTCTTTCCTTTTCTCTAAATTTTGTAAACCTGAATCCTGAACAAGGAGCCTGAATCATGAAGCAGAAGATCGTTAAGAAACCCGCCTCTTTACCCCCTCCAACACCTAAGCCACATATGATTGAAGACCCTCCGACCTCGATTCGTCTTTTTGATGGTCGGGGAGAAGGTTGGGAAGGTTGGATAGAAAAATTTGTACAATACGGCTGGCAGCAGAAGCAACTTCCTGCGGGAGATTTTTACTTCCTTACTCGCCAAAAGCTCACTGTCGGCCTTGAGGTTAAATCCGTCCATGACTTGGTTTCCCGAGTGGGTGACGCCCGGAGGGAATTTGCTAACCTGGTTGATTATGTGGATATTCCAATCTTCCTTGTCTGGGGAGCCTGGAATCGTACTCCAGACGATTCCTTGATCGGCCACAGTAAGCAACGCCTTACCTGGGCATATATTTGGAACATGCTTATGACCTTCCAGAATGAAGGATTACGCATCGAGGTAGCCTTCTCCCGTGAGCATGCTTTCACTCGAATCAATCAACTTTATGCTTATTATCAGAAGCCTGAACATCAAGCAGGCCTCGTGGCTCGTCGAGCCGATAATGATCGCCGGATTGCTTCCCTGATGGCGATTCCTGGCGTCTCGAAAGGCCTCGGGACCAATCTCCTGAAAGAGTTCCACTCTATTCGAGGACTGGCGATGGCCTCCCCGGACCAGATTGCCGAGGTGGATAAGGTCGGCCCCAAGCGATCCTTTACGATCTATGATTTCATGACCCGTGATACTCCTTTGAGATGATGGACTATGAAAGAGATTCCTTTAACGCAGGGTAAAATCGCTATTGTGGATGACGAAGACTATGAATTCCTATCTCAGTGGAAGTGGTTTGCACACTTGAATCATGGTAATTGGTACGTTCGGAGGAACGCTCCTCGTCAATTAGGCTCATCTCAGAGG